ATAAAGATAATGAAATTGTTTGACAAGTTAGAAAGTATTCTAACTAATGTAGTCGGTAAACACAATATCCTTAATTCAGATGCTGGTGATGCTATTGATGCACTAGAGAATAAGCTAGTAGAATTACAAGACAAGGTTGAAAGAATCAGTAAGCAGCCAACTGTTGTAGATGCCTACTCTGCGTCCCCAGGTAATAGTAGCAAGATACATGATGACTTCTACCCATACTTATCTAAGCCGTCTATCAGTATTTCCCCCGATGGACATGTCAAAATCTCCTTTGATTCCGATTGGACTCACATGGAGAGAGAAAACTTCCTACAAGACATGAAAGCAAGGGCTTTAAAAAAGTCTAAGAGATAGAGATGATCAACCCAGATGCAGAGATAGCAAAATTAAGATACTATCTCGATGATCGTGGATGGTTACCTCAAGAGATCGAAGAGGTTTTAGATCTAGCTTCTAGAGATATTAATGAGACCATATTAGATGTCATATCTAATGCTGTTGCTGAAACTACAGATTATGCTCTAGATATGGGAGCTGAAGAATTTGTAGAAGATATTACTGTTGTAGAAATTGGCACAGGGTTTATGATAACTACGCAATCGGGTCAGACTAACTATTCAACACCTGAGCGTCAAATGCTTCATGATCTAACTAAGAATGGTAAAGTATCTGAGGATGGTCATAGATATAAGGTAATCCCAGTAGGCGGTAAACGCTCTCTTACTCGGCCTACTAATATATTTGGTCAAATGCAAGAGCAGCAAAGAGAGCAGCAAGATGCTAGAGCATCTCTACTTGAGAGCAATATGGATAAACGTACAGCTAAAGCTCAGCATATGGCGGGTCATTTTAGGAGTATAATATCTAGTAGACTTGAGGCAATGCAAGCTAATAAGTCTAAACAGTCTAATAGCTATGGTGAGCCTGAATTTAGAACTGCCTCCACCAAGCAAGATCCTGCTGAGTCGTGGGTTGTCCCAGCTAAGGATATGGATATGACAGGATACTTGATGGATATGAATTCTAGAATAGAAGCCACCATAAGTGGTGCAATTAGCTTTATTATTGAAAGTTATGAAAAGGAGTTTGCATAATGCCACACGTAATGCCACAATTAGCCTTACATAGAATAATACAAGAAGGAATGGTAACTGTAAGAAATAACCCTGAAATCATGGATGATATATTTCAATACTTCACATGTGAAGAAATGAATGCTGATTATGGGCAAGCATATATAGAGCAAGTTAAAGCGTGGTTCGTACAGACTAAGATTCCAGTAGTCCAAGCTTGGTCACTAAATCCCCAACTAGCACCTCAGATATCTATTAAGTTGGCAACTGAACAAGAAGACGAGAGTAAATCAGCTATTGGAGATCATTGGGGGGATGGGGATGACTCTAATATAGGGGTTGCACCATTTATAGTTCAACTAGATATTGGACTACATGCTAGTAAGGGTGGAGATCAGGTGCTATGGCTATACTATATTGTTAGCTATATATTATTTAAGAGAAAACGTAGAGCAGAAGCATTAGGCTTACAACTACATACGTTTACAGCCACTGACTACACTAGAGATATGGCAAAAATGGCAGATAATATCTTTAGTAGATATATTAGATTTAGAACTGTAGTTCAGAACTTCTGGGATTCAGAAGAGTACATAGATATTTTTGATGTTGCAGTTGATCTCGATGCTGAGAATACCGCTGAAGAGACAGAAACTGTAGATCTTTAAGTTGAAGTATATAGTATTATTTACATAAAGGAGGCCTATGATGGCTAAGAAAACTAAGAAATCAAATACAGCATTAAAGCAGAGTATCAAAGAAGCAGAATCTAAAAAACGAGATGAAATTCTTAAAACTACTGAAGTAACTTTTATTAATGCTGATGAGAAGAGCGATAATAAAATCACCTTCGAGCAGTGGTGGATGATTGCTTATAAAAAAGTAGATATGAGACCCCATGTTAAAGAAATTCTTAAGGTTGATTTTCAATCTAGAGGATTGAGTCTAAAAGAGACAGAAGAGAAATATAATGAAGCACTTAGGGTGTTTGGGTACAATATTTAGCTTAGCTTTAAGCACCTGCTATAATGTAAGTGTTACAAAGATAACCTTACTAGGAGGCCGCACAGATGGCAATTAATACAACTTTTAACGGCGCTACGATTTTTAAGCCAGGTGCTTATTCAAAAACTAGCATTGATCTAGGTGGTGGTTTTCCATTAGGTCCTGCTGGACTTATCGCTGTAATCGGTGAAGCCGATGCAGGTGCCCCAGGTGCTCAAGAAGTCAATATCGCTGATAACCGCTTTACTGCGGATCAACTCGTTACAATTAGAAATAAATATAGAACAGGTAACATCACTGATGCTTCCGCGTTCTTATTCTCACCAGCTGCTGATGCAGCGATTCCTAACGGTGCTCAGACTGTTTGGTTCTACAAAACTAATGCTTCTGTTAGAGCTACTCTAGCTGTAGCAACTGCTTATGGAACTGTACAAGCACGTGAGTGGGGAGTTGGTGGAAATCGAGTAACTTTCGCTTCAACTCTTATAGGTGAAACCCCAGCAACAGTAACTGGTTCAACTTTTGATTCAACTGCCATTGTTGGTGGTGAAACTTTTACTTATAGTGAAAATGGTGGAGCTGCTGCCCTAAATAACGTTTTCACAGCTTCTGCTGCTGCAGTTACTGTAGTACTAATGCAGGCTGATCTTGATAACGTTGCAAACTGGTCACTGGGTGTTGTTCCAGCAGGAGCAACATTTACTGCAGGTGGAACAGATGCTCTTACAACTATCAATATAACCATGAATGCAGATGCAACTGCACATCAAAATGGTTATGGACGATCTTTCGAGATCTCTTCTTCTGCTGGATTAGGGCTCACAGATGGATTAACTTCTGCTAGTGTTGAGCCAAGTTCAACAATTACACTTGAGCAAAAAAGAGACGCAACTTCAGAATCTGAAATTGTTGGTGGAAATATCATTATTACATTAGGACATGATGGTTCAGTTGATCCAGTTGCTCCAACTGTATCTATAGATTCAGATTCAATCATCTTACGCCATAACGGTGTAGATACTCATACTTTCTTAAAAGAGTCTTTCACTACACTTAAAGATTTAGTGGATGAAATAAGTCTTACTTCTTATGCTGGTTGGACTGCTTCAATTTCTGATGCGATTTATAATCAACTTCCTCTAAGTGTACTTGATATTGTAGCCGATGTAGGTGCACTATCTTCTGGATCTAATGAGCCAGCACGACTTAAGAAAGATGCTGACGAAGTAAGTGATTTATTCTCTCTATCGGTTACAGCTAGTATTGAAAATCAAGCAACTAAGGGACTTCCAGATGCAACTGCTGAAACACCATTAACAGGTGGAGCAAAAGGTGCAACAACTTCTGCCGAGATCGTAGCTGGTCTTGCTAAGTTTGAAAAGTTCCATGTTAACTCGATTCTTCCTTTGTTTTCTCGAGACGCAACAGATGATATCGCTGACAGTTTGACTGATTCAGGATCAACTTATACAATCGCTGGTATTCACCAAGCAGTTAAGACTCACATCTCTCTTATGAAGACTACCAAGAAGAGAAGTGAAAGACAAGGTTATCTTTCTATGAAGGATAGCTATGTAGCCTCTAAGACACAAGCTGGTGTTTTGGCTGACGGAAGATTACAAATGTCTATTCAAGATATTCGTCAAACTGATTCACTAGGGACTATCAAGTGGTTCCAGCCTTGGGCAATGAGTTGCCTACTAGCTGGTTCTCGTGGTGGAGCCCCTATCGGTGAGCCGTTGACATTCAAATTTATGAATGCTTCAGGCATCCGTCATACCGCTCAGTCTATGTCTACCGCAGAAGAAGATATCGTGATCGATTTTGATCCAGATCTTCAAACTGATGATGCTATCCAAGCTGGTTTAACCTTCATGGAAGCTCCTCAAACTGGCGGATTCAGGGTTGTTGTTGACAATACTACCTACGGTAGAGATAATAACTTCGTATTTAATCGTGCGAATGTTCTTTACGCAGCTGATATTGTTGCATTTAACTTTAGAAACGCGCTTGAAGCTCGCTTTGTTGGTCAGAAGAATACAGTTAGTGCAGCTGATGTATCAGGTTTTGCAGCTACTGTTCTTACTAACTTCCTAAATCAAGGTATTACAGTTTCAACCGCTGATGCTCCTCAGGGATTTAAGAACTTGGTAGTGAGAATAGAGGGTAATACTATCTATGTAGAAGCTATCATTAAAATAGTTGAAGGTATCGACTTTGTACTTGCGGATATCACTATCCAGAGAGCTACATCTGAAGCCTAACACTAATTAAGAGTTAAATAACCCGGTTACTTGCGTAGCCGGGTTTTTTATTAAGTAATGTGTTATTATAGGTATGTGAGCTATTTTAGCTTAAAAAAATGTCTAGGTAAGGTCAACCGCAAGACCACAAAAAGGAGTTTTAGACAATGGCACAAGTAAATGCAGGATTTGTAACCGGCGCCCGAGCAAAGATTGTTATCGGGAGTAAGACTATGGCTTACGCTTCAGATGTAAGTTATAATATAACAATTCAGACAATTCCAATTGAAACTATGGGGAAGTATGAAGTTCACACTAATGAGCCTGTAGCATATAATGTTGATGGATCTTTCAGTGTAGTTCGTTATACTGGAGCTTCTGCTACTATTGCAGGTGTTGTAGATCAAACTACTGATACTAACGGTACTGCTCCCGCAGGTAATGACAGCAACAATAGCACCCTATCCAAAGGTACTGCTCCTGGTGATCATCTAGATCCTTCAAAGATTCTTATATCTGCTAGTTTTGACTTAGAAATTAAAGAAAAAAACAAAGATGCAGATACATCAGTATTCCGCATTAATGATTGTCGCATAACTCGTAGAGGTGCCTCACTCAATAAGCGCGGTGTATTAGTAGATAACTATGCATTTGTTGGTATACTTGCAGGTGATGCAGATGAGACAACCGGCGCAGTTGAAGTTGCTACTTCAGGTATGGATAAAGATCCAGCATAATAGGAAAAGTGCTATAATGTAGCTAAGAGGTCCTATTAATGGCAAGTCAAAAATCATTTTTCTTCACAGGTGCGAACGCTAAGATAAAACTTAACGGGCGCACTGTCGCATTCGCAACAGATATATCATACAGAATAATAGTAAGACACGGATCACCTAGGGTATTAGGTAGATTTGAAGTTGAGGCACATGTTCCTTTATCTTACGATGTTGAAGGTAGTTTTTCTATTATTAAGTATGCTTCCAATCTAGCAGATAAGATGATTTCCCCTAAAGCTAATTCTATAAAAGGAAGTGGCATTGGTTCATATGGACTACATAGTGGTATCGATGGTGCTATCGGTGGTGCTCTAGGTTTACCGCACCCTAATGGGCAATTTGACGGTAAAGCTGATGAAGCATTTATTCCATCTAGAATGTTTCAAGCAAAAGCATTTGAAATTGAAATAATTCAAAAAGTACCAGTAGATAGTGGAAATACTGGAGTAGCAGATATTGCTGGAGCCTTTTTTAGCAACCCTTTAGGTACTGTTACTTCTGGTGGTTCTAATCTCACACCACCAGAAGGTGAATGCGTTCTAGCTAAGTTAGAAGGTTGCAGAATTACTGAGGGAGATTTTAAATTAAATAAAAGATCCGTTGCAACACAAACTTTTACATTTAAAGCACAATATGCCCACGAGGATACTTTTATAGCTCGTAAATCAGGCGTAGGTCAGGAATTAAGTTAATATGGCTAGTTCGATAAATACTGGAGCTTTTAGTTCAAGCAATATCACTGGAGTGACGGAGGATTTACTCAATAGTGCTGTTGGTGGATTATCTCCATTAAATAATTTCGCACGCCATATGACTGGTTCTAGAGCCATTATTAAAGTTAATGATAAATTATTTGGTTTCGCATTTGCTATTACCTTTAATATAAAAACCAGTGTTATAGAGGTAAATACTATAGATGATTGGACACCTTACGAGTTAGTCCCCAATAGGATTCAAGTGGATGGTACTTTAAGTATGTTTCACATCCCAGGTCATGGACCATCCTATGAGTTAGTGCAACCCAACGCGTTATCCTTCCTTTTTCATAAATATATCACTATAGATATAAGTGATCAAACCACTGGCCAACAAATATTTAAAACTAATAAAGCTATGATCACTAGTAGGACTCAAAGCTTGCAGGCTGGTGAATTATCAACAATAACTTTAAATTGGAGAGCCATTGGCTTTATTGATGAGATTACCCCTGCATATCCAAATGGTTTTGATGGTGTAGATAATGGTTCTAACCCAGCGGGCGGTGCACTAGCGGCTATTAATAATCTATAATGGTTAAGTTTTTTGTAGTATAATAACCTCAGATTTACTAACTGTAAAATAGGATAATTATGTACGATAGTCTCCCAAAGAATGAAAAATCATTTGATATTGAAATGGTAGGTGAAACAACTGGTCATAAATACTCAGGCCAATTCACTGTAGTGTGTGTTCTAGATATGGCTGGTCGCCACTCGCTAGAATTAGAAAAAACCAGATTAATGGCTGATTATGCTAATCCTTCTAGAGGTTTAGTTGGAATTGCAGTTTCGTTAGCAACTGTTAGAGCTAAGATGGTAGAAGCCCCAGCTTGGTGGAAAAACTCAGAAGATGGAGCATCCATATTAGACGAAGAAGTAGTTCTTCATATATATGATAAAAGCAATGAAATGGAAGCAGAATGGCGAAAGGAATTAAAGACTCAAGCTACAGAAGCTCAGGAAGCCAAGGTCCAAAAGGAAGAGGCGAAGGCACCAGAGACGAAGTAGAACTATCCTACTTTGAGCAAATTCAAGTCATAGCACACCAACATGCCCGCGAAAAACATGGAGAGAGCAATATAAGGCGCTTTCTAATGCTTTGGTGGGCAGATTATTATAATCGTCCCCTCAAAGATCCCCTATTACTATCCTATTCTATAGAAGAGTTGGCATATGAATATTATCTAACTAATGAGCGCATGGAA